TTACAGTTCAGGGAGCCTAACTATGCCGGAGGTACTCAGCCATTTTGAGGTTTTGCTGATTCCAAGCGACTTCGACACGCTCTCACGTGTCTGACCGCTTGCCTGTATCATCTGTTGTACGGCACCGACGCTGTTGCGTCTGTTTGAGTCATAAGGCATGTCACTCCTCCGTCACCGTTATCGTCTCTCCATGACCAACAATCTCGACCTTGTATCCACAAGCCTTGGCAGTAAGAGAGAACAGTTTTGTTGACATTGTTCTGCCAGAGCTTATGTAGTGGCTTATATATGAACCGCCTCTGCCAATCTTCCTTGACACGTCGGCGGCAGACAGGCCAGACGCCCTCACCATGTGGGTGAGGGCGCCGCGTGCCGTCAGCTCAAGCTCTTCTTCCATCAATCCTCCTTGCCGTCATCCTCGTTCCACCCGAAAGTGTAGTTGATGTCGTCCTCGAATCCCTCATAAGCCCAGTCGAGGGAGTCGGTCAGCTGGTCGTTCTGGTAGTCGCAGAGGATGCCGTCCATGATGTAGTTGACGAACCAGTCCGCGTCCTTGCCGTGGGCTTTGACGGCCTCCTTGGCGTCATCGTCGAGGTTGTTCCAGACGTCATCGGTGAACACCGTGACGGGCACCATGTAGGTGCGGGTCTTGTACTTGCCCCAGAAGCCGTCCGTGTGTTAAACGACGGGTCTATTTCAGCCTGCCATTCAACTCAAATGTGAGCATGGCACGCCGGTCCAGCCGTCCCTCTTTGACCTCCCCTTGTGACGCGAGCCGACGATGTGGCCACGAAACGCGTGTTTGATTGGAGGTGGCCCCATGGGAAGGCGCGCGAAGCTGACGGAGGAGATGGTCGAGGAGGCCATCCGGCTGAAGGCGGACGGGCTCTCGAACGGCGACATCGTGTGCGCCCTGGGCGTGCACGAGTCCACGTTCTACCGCTGGATCGGCGAGCCCAGGAACCGGCTGCAGCGCGAGTTAAGCGAGGGGCTAAAAAAGGAGGAGGCCGACTTCAAGCGGACGCTGCTGACGACGATCCGCTCGGCGGCCCTGGCGCGCAACCAGTACTGGACCGCGGCGGCGTGGCTCCTGGAGCGCAAGTACCCCGACGAGTACGGCAAGGCGGAGCGCCGCCGCGACGAGGGCGACGCCGGCGACGCGCCGCGCATCGTGCTCGGCGTCGTGGCCCAGCCCATGCAGGGGCGGCTCGACCTCTCGGGGGCCACGGGCGTGCCCTCGGGCGAGGGCCCTCGTCCTTCTCGCCCTGATGCGCCTGGTGAGGGTGATGTGGGGGACGGGGGCGAGGGGGCGTGAGGATGGACGCGTCGGAGCTGGTGATACCGGCGTTCCACGACGTGCTGGGCGACGTCATGTGCCACGGGCACACGCACTACTGGCTGCACGGGGGGCGCGGGAGCACGAAGTCGAGCTTCGTGAGCGTGGCCATCGTGCTGCTGGTGCTGGCGCGGCCGGACGCGAACGCCGTGGTGGTGCGCAGGTTTTCCAACACGCTGAGGGACAGCGTGTTCGAGCAGGTGCAGTGGGCCATCGGGGCGCTGGGGCTGGAACGGTGGTTCCGCGCGCGGGTGAGCCCGATGGAGCTGACGTACCTGCCGACGGGACAGCGCATCGTGTTCCGCGGCGCCGACGACCCGCTGAAGCTGAAGGGCACGAAGTTCGGGCGCGGCTACGCGGCCGTGGTGTGGTTCGAGGAGCTGGACCAGTTCGACGGCGTGGACGCCGTGAGGAGCATCCTGAACAGCCTGCGGCGCGGCGGGGACGACTTCTGGATCTTCTACACCTACAACCCGCCGCGGACGCTGTGGAGCTGGGTGAACCGCGAGGAGCTGGAGCGGGAGCGCCGCGCCGACACGCTGGTGCGGAGGTCGAGCTACCTGGACGTGGTGGGCTCTCACCCCGAGTGGCTGGGCGCGCCGTTTGTTGAGGAGGCCGAGTGGCTGCGCGAGAGCGACGAGCGCGCGTGGCGCAGCGAGTACCTGGGCGAGGTGACCGGGACCGGCGGCTCCGTGTTTGGAAACGTGGTGGGCAGGCGCCTGACCGACGCGCAGTGCCGCGGCTTCGCGCGCACGCGCACGGGCGTGGACTGGGGGTGGTTCCCGGACCCGTGGCGGTTCGTGCGGTGCGGGTGGGTCCCCGGCGAGCGGCGGCTGCTCCTGTTCGAGGAGCTTTCCGCCAACAGGAAGACGCCAGCCGAGACGGGCGCCATGGCCGCGGCGGCGCTGACGTACGCGGACGCCCCCGGCGAGGAGCCGTACCGGCACGACGAGCTGATCTGGTGCGACGACACGCCGGACGGCAAGCAGTCCATGGCGGTGTGGAGGCGCGACCTGGGGCTGCGGGTGCGGCCGGCCAGGAAGAGCAACATGCGGCGGCTGTCGTACGAGTGGCTGGCGGGGCTGCGCGAGATCGCCATCGACCCCGTGCGGTGCCCGCTCGCGTACGAGGAGTTCCGTCTGAAGGAGTTCGAGCGCGGGCGCGACGGCGAGTGGATGGACGAGATCCCGGACGGGAACGACCACTCTATCGACGCGGTGCGCTACGCCGTGATGGACGACGTGCTGAGGGGGAGCTAGGAGCGAGGGGCGGGGTTTCTCACCCGCGTATTTATCCCTCTTGCGCATGGGTATGCCAAAGGCCCCCGGGGCGCGCCTGGGGGCCTTTGGCAGCTGGATATGCCCGGGACTGGGCTTACTCCTTCTCAGGAGCCTCGGGATCGCTCAGCTTTTGGCTGTTGAATACCGCAAGGAGGTCGTCCTTCTCATCCTTAAAGTCCTTCTCCGAGACCATGGCCGACATGAGGTAGTAGCCATCGCCGGAGAAGGTGTACTGCCGATAGCCATGACTGCTGGAGCCATCCTCTGACTTGCCCGCGAGCTCGAACCTGTAGATGACCGCAGACCCGTCCTTGCCCTTGGCAGACGACTTGATCTTCGTGCCCTTCACCACGGTGGATTTAACGAACTTCTCCACGTCCTTGTCGAGGTCGTCTGTCTTGTAGACCTTGAGCTTAGGAAGGTTGTCTATATCCTCGCCGCGCATGTCGAAGACGAGGAACCCGCCCTTTGTACCGGGGATGTCAGCATCGAAGTTATACGTACTCGCCTCATTGACCTTCCAGTCCTTAGGGATGGCGAAGCTCATGCCGTGAACCTTCTGGGTCTTGAAGCCAGAGGGGGTGGAGGAGCTGAGGTTGATGGAGTCGCTCCCGCCGCCGCAGCCCGTGAGCGAGAGGGTGGCCACGACCAGAGCCGCCGCCACGATGCCTACGATCCCCAGAACGGTGTGCCTGCGCCTGCCCATGTTTGCTCCCGTCGTCGCGATGTGTGGTGCTTTCAGGTTGATTGTAGGGTTCTGCGCGACGCGGCGCCATCCGGAGCGGCGAGTGGCACCAGCGCAAGGCCCGAGCCGATAGAGGCGGGTTTCTCGCCCGCCCCCCGCGCTCTCCTCGGCTACCTTACGCCCTGCCCAAGGACCGTCTGGCGTTGAGGTCCTCGAGCTTCTCGTACAGCTCCTTTGGAGTCTTCGCTTCGCACAGACTGGGAACTTGCTCAAGATAATGCACGTTGGCGCTCACATAGTTGATAGCCTCACTTGACCGCCAGCCCAGCTCGTCACGAAGGAAGGCCTCCAGATCGAGACTTGGGATTGCGACGTGTCTGGCGAATCTGATGCAATCCTCAGCCTCACTCTTTCTCAAATCCCAGACCTCGACAAGAGCGTCAACGATTGCGCGCTTCCCCTTGCCATAGGGGTCGTCAACCGCCTTGATAAGGCTCATGGTGCACAGGGTCAGGCATTTCTCATGCTCCTCGCTCGCTACGCTATCGGCTACCCGATGCACACTATCGACAACCCCCTCTCCAGCCGCGCGTAGAAGGCTCATAACAACGCTTTCGCCGTTTTCGCCCATAGAATCACCCTCTCTGTGACCTAGAAAGATGCTCTTCTCGACATGATACACGGGAAGGGCGGTTAGGGATGGCTGGTGTGGAGACGGACGGATACTGGGTGCCGGAGTGCGTGCGCGGGTACCTGAGGGCGCACGGGTACAGCACGCGGGCGCTGGAGGACATGGAGCCGCACGTGCGCGAGTGGGACTCGTGGATGCGCGCGGAGGGCGAGTTCTACGACTACCGGGACACGGATGGCTTTGGGCGGCTGTACCAGGTGCATCGGCGGAGCATCATGCCGGCGATGCGGGTGTGCCAGGAGTGGGGGTCGCTGCTGCTGGACGAGAAGACGGTGGTGGCGTGCGAGTCGCCGGAGTGCTCGCGGTGGCTGGACTCGTTCTTCTCATCCACGAACTTCTGGGGAAGGGCGCAGGAGACCGTGGTGCGGGCCTTCGGGCTGGGGACCGGGGCCTTCGCGCTGTGGCTGGACACCGCCCGGGGCGTGGCCCGGGTGCGGCACTACGACGCCCGCATGGTGGTGCCGCTGTCTTGGGACGCAGAGGGCGTGCGGGAGTGCGCCTTCGTGACGCGGGCGTACGTGGGCGGCGAGCCCGTGGACCAGCTGCAGATGCACGTGCTGGCGGGTGGCGCTGGCGCGGAGGGCGCTGGTGCCGCCGTGGCGGGCGCTGGGGCCGCGGGAGCGGGCGTTGGTGCCGGAGACGGGGACGCGGCGGAGTACGAGATCCGCACCGCGTGCTTTGGGGCGGACGGGCGCGAGGTGGCGGTGCCGGGCGTGGCGCCCGTCGTGCGGACGGGGTCCGCGCTGCCCACGTTTGGCATCGTGAGGCCGGCGGTGCCGAACACGAGGGTGGACTTCTCGCCCTACGGGCAGAGCGTGTTCGCGGACGCCGTCGACGCGGTGCAGAGCGTGGATTTGTGCTACGACGCGCTGGTGAACGAGATCGACGCGGGCAAGATGCGCGTGTTTTTGAGCGACGTGATGTTCGACCAGCGGCGCGACGGCGAGGGGCGGCGCGTGCCCATCCCCTTCGGCAAGGGGGACTGCACCGTGTTCCGCAAGGTCATGAGCACGGAGGACACGATCGCGGAGTTCGCGCCGGCGCTGCGCACGGAGGCGCAGGGCAAGGCCTTCCGCCTGGCGCTTCAGGTGCTGGGCGACCTCTGCGGGCTGGGGACCAGCTACTTCGACCTGGAGAACGTGGGCTACGTGCGGACGGCCACGGAGGTCTCGAGCGACAACAGCGCCCTGATGCGGAACATCCGCAAGAACGAGAACGCCCTGCAGGGGGCGCTGGCGGGCGTCTCGCGCGCGCTCCTGGCCTGCGAGCGGGCCATGGGCGTGGCGCTGCCTCCCGAGGGCGACGTGCGCGTGATATACGACGACTCCATCGTGCAGGACACGGCCGCCGAGAAGGACCAGGACATGAAGGAGGTCTCCGCGGGGCTGATGGGCGCCGACGAGTATAGGGAGAAGTGGTACGGGGACGGGGGCGCAAGCGAGTAGGGAGCGCTTCTCGCCCGTGTGCGCAATGGCAATGGGAGCGGGCACGGGGCACGCGTACTTCTCGCCCATATGCGCAATGGCAGTGGGTACTGACGCGAGGGAGGCGTCCTTCTCCCCCTGGGTATTTAATCCTATTGCCATGAGGGGAATGGCAGAGGTGCCCATGGCATAGAGAGCAATGGGGAGAACGACATATAGGCATGGAGCAGGGGGCGCGCCGAGCTGGTTGGCGGCGCCCCCCTGTGAGGCAAAGCGTGTGTTGCGGTGCGGGCTAGGCGGCCTGGAGCGACCTCACCTCGCGCGTGAACGGGATACCGAGCTGCGTGAGCTCGTCCTCCAGGTCCGAGGCGAAGCAGCCCTCCCCGGAGAGCTCGACGGTGCGCTCCACGTCGTCGAGCCCGTAGGCCCCGCTGGGCGTGAACGCGAGCTCGACCTCGCGCGCGGGGCAGCCGAAGAGCGACTCCGTGAGGCTGCCCTCGGACCTCTCCAGCACGTGCGCGGAGCCGTCGCCCCCCGTGCCCCACGAGAGCGTCCTGACCTCGTCATCAACCTTGTACGTGTGACTTCCGAGCACCTGCATGTTGGGCCTCCATCCCCCGGCGTGTGCGTGGTGCGCACATTGTAGCGGGGCGACACGACGCCGCGGGACGTCGCACTAGAGGCGTATCCGCCCACGCGGCGGCAGCCTGCGCAGAGGGTGGCTCCGGCGGCCGCGCGCGGTGCCACGCCGTGGGCGGGCCGCGAGCGCGTGGCGGTCCCCGGTGCGCGGGACCCGCCCGGCGGGCGGTCGGATGCGGTCCGCGAGCGGCACGGCGCGGAGGCGGGATCGCGGGTCGGATTCGGATCCCCGCGCCAGGGGTAAGGGTGCGGGCAACCCGGCTGCGGCGGCGTTCGGGCGTCCCGTGCGGCCAGAGTGCGGCAGGCTCGCCCGCGACGGCGTGCGGGCTCCGCGTGCGACTCGGCATCCGCCACGCGTGCTGCCACCCACCCCGCGGGCCAAAAAGTTGAGAAGCATGCAAGCGGCGCGCCGTGCGACTTGCACGAGACGCGGGCGTGGGGCGCGAGGATGGAATTGTAGGCGGAGGTGCCGCCAGGCGGGCCGAGGCCGGGGACCCGCGAGAGACCGCGTAAGCGGGCTTGAGCGGGCGGCCGAGGGCCGACGGGCGGCACCGGAGCCGGCGGGCCCGGGTCGGCCAGCCCCACGCCCGCGGCGGGGTTATGGCCACGGCTCTCGCGCCGCGCGGCATGCGGTCGGGCCGGAGCGCGCCCCGAAAGGTGGACTTTCACATGGCCGTGGCGGCGCAGCGGACGGGGCTGAGCGCGGAGCCGTAGGCAGACGGCGCGGAGGGACCGGCCGAGGCCGGGGACCCGCGACAGACCGCGAAGCGGGCTGGAGTGGGCGGCCGAGGACGGGACCGCAGCGCAGGCTGCCGGAGGCCCGCACGCGAAGCCCTGGGAGCGGAGCCGGCGCGGCCTACGTCTCGCTCTCGTCAGGGGCGCGCGGAGGCCCGTGGCGCTCGCATGGCCCGCGGGGTGGGTGGCAGCAATACGTAATTTGTACTTTGACCTTGCATTGGTAAAAAGGCCGCTAGGAGACGGTTCTTCTCGCTCTTCTCGCGAAAAGAAGGGGCTTCGACTCGGGCAATTCTTCCCCCATAAGGCTCACGTTACGTTGGCAGCAACCACGACATCGTCACACAATTAAATGCTCTTCTTAAGAATAGGATAGACGCCTTTCTGCTTAATCCCCCCTTGTCCCAAGCGAGCTTGGCGAAATACTCAGAGCCCGTCGTGCAATATTACTGAAGCTCAACGTCAGGATATTCTTGCCCTCGCTGAGTTTCACACCATGGCTACTGCATTATCTGGAACTTCAGGGAGATTGCCACCTAGGCAACACGCTTTCGATGCGCAAGTTTCTTGGCTACACTTGAACGTATATCATCATAGAATTCACGAAGAGAATGTAGGGCAGTATGGCTGGAACTGATTGCGCGACGACAGATCAAAGCGCGAATGACCTCGCCCACATGCACGCGGAAATAGTACGATTCATCTGGAGCGTAGCTGACGATTGTCTGCGCGACGTATACGTACGTGGCAAATACCGCGACGTCATCCTTCCTATGACGGTCATCCGCCGGCTCGATGCCATGCTCGAGGACACCAAGCGAGATGTCCTCGACATGAAGAAGAGGCTTGATGAAGCCGGGGTCGCCAACCAGTGGCCGGCTCTTTGCGATGCAGCACACCAGGCCTTCTGCAACGCCTCACCATTCACGCTCAAAGACCTGACCGCAAGCGGGCAGAAGCAGCGCCTCAAGTTCAACTTCGAGGCCTACCTCGACGGGTTCTCCCCCAACGTGCAGGAGATATTGGACAAGTTTAAGTTCCGCAACCAAATCGACACCATGGTCGACGCTGACATCCTGGGCGCGGTCATCGAGAAGTTCACCTCAAACGAGGTCAACCTGAGCCCCAACCCAACCTACAAGGACAAGGAAAAGACCGTCGTGGCCCTACCCGGGCTCGATAACCACGGCATGGGGACGATCTTCGAGGAACTCATCCGCAAGTTCAACGAGGAGAACAACGAGGAGGCCGGCGAGCACTGGACGCCGCGAGACGTCGTTGAGCTCATGGCAGACCTCGCCATGGAGCCCGTAGCCGACCAGATCCTCGACGCAACCTACTCATGCTATGACGGGGCGTGCGGCACTGGTGGTATGCTGACCGTGGCACAGCGGCGCTTGGAGGAGATCGCGCAAGAGCGCGGCAAGAAGGTGTCCATCCACCTCTTCGGGCAGGAGATCAACCCCGAGACCTACGCCATATGCAAGGCCGACCTGCTGCTCAAGGGCGACGGTGCCGAGGCCGAGCACATCACCTACGGCTCTACCCTCTCCGCCGACGGCAACCCGAGCCGTGACTTCGACTTCATGCTCTCGAACCCTCCCTACGGCAAGAGCTGGAAGACCGACGCCGACAAGCTCAGCTCGAACAACGAGGACAAGAAGGGCAAGCGCGAGATACTCGACACGCGCTTCAACGTCTTTTTTGACGATGGGGAACGACTGGACATGACCCCACGCGTGAGCGACGGCCAGCTCCTCTTCCTGTTGAACAACGTGTCCAAGATGAAGACCGACACCAAGATGGGCAGCCGCATCATAGAGGTCCACAACGGCAGCTCGCTCTTCACGGGCGACGCCGGCAGCGGAGAGAGCAACGCCAGGCGCTACATCATCGAGGGCGACCTGGTGGAGGCCATCATCGCGCTTCCCGGCAACATGTTCTACAACACCGGAATTGGGACCTACATCTGGGTTCTCTCCAACAGGAAGGAGGAGCGGCGGCGAGGCAAGATTCAGCTCATCGATGCGACGGCCCTGAAGTCGCCCCTGCGCAAGAATCTGGGCAACAAGAACTGCGAGTTCACGCATACGATCCGAAGGGAGATCATGCGCATATTCCTCTCCATGGAGAAAAGCGACGTGAGCCGCGTGTTCGACAATCAAGAATTCGGCTACTGGAGCGTGGCCGTGCAGCGCCCCCTTCGCCTCGCCGTGAAACCCGATGCCGAGATTCCCGCCGTGAACGACAAGGGAAAACGGCTCTTCAACAAGGACGGCGAGCTCGAAGCGGTGAAGGCGGCCGTCAGAAAGGCTGTGACCGACGGCGCCCCTCTCGACGACTGGGACGCTTTCAGCAAGGCGACAGGCCTCAAGAGGGGCCAGCTGAAGAAGGTCCGCAGCTACATCACGGAGACCGATCCTGGTGCCGAACCGGTCGAGGGCGAGGCCGACCCAGCGCTTGCCGACACCGAGACCGTTCCCTTCACATATGAGGGCGGCATCGATGCCTTCATGGCAGCCGAGGTCCTGCCCTACGCTCCAGACGCATATGTGGACGAGGCCAAGACCAAAGTGGGCTACGAGGTGAGTTTCACCAAGTACTTCTATAAGCCAGTTAAGCTGCGAAACATGGACGATATTCTGAGTGATTTGAAGTCGCTCGAAAATGAGGCCGACGGCGTCATGGCTGAAATAGCCGAGGGGCTTGTGTAATGACTAGATACCTAGAGACAAAGCCAACCGACAGTAATTGGATTACGCAAATCCCGGATTCCTGGGAAGCCATGAAGATTGATGCCCTTTTCACTGAGCGGCGCACCAAGGTATCCGACAAGGATTATCAACCTTTGTCTGTAACGAAGCGCGGCGTATTGCCTCAGCTCGAACACGCTGCTAAAACCAATGATGGGGACAACCGCAAACTGGTTAAAGCCGGCGACTTTGTCATCAACAGCCGTTCTGACCGCAAAGGTTCCTGTGGCGTATCGGAATTAGATGGATCAGTATCTCTAATAAACATCGTCCTTACCCCAAGGCGCGAGCTCAATCGAAGCTATGTGCACTATCTATTGCGCAGCCAACCATTCTCTGAAGAGTTCTATCGAAATGGTAGAGGCATCGTCTCTGACCTTTGGACCACCCGTTATAGCGAGATGAGGACTATTCAGCTTCCCGTGCCCCCGCGCAAGGAGCAGGAGCAGATCGTACGGTTCCTGGACTGGAAGGTCTCGACGATAAACCGGCTCGTGCGCATCCGGCGGAAGGAGATAGCAGACTTCAAAGAGTTGCGAAGTCAGGCTATTAATAAAACTATTACCGGTAGTGCAAATTCAAAGTCCTGGGACACTGCGCGCATTGGGCAACTGGCGTGGATACGTGCAAGACTTGGCTGGAAGGGGTTGAAGGCTACTGAATATACCACCGACGGTTACCCCTTCCTATCAGCCTTTAACATTATCAACGACCAGCTCGTGTGGGACGATGTCAACTTCATTAGTAAATTCAGGTATGACGAGTCTCCCGAGATAAAGCTTGCTGTCGGTGATATTCTCCTGGTCAAAGATGGTGCTGGTATCGGTAAGTGCGCACGTATAGACGAAATGCCTCTGGGAGAGGCGACGCCTAATGGCTCACTTGCCGTAATCACTCCAGAAAGCTCGCTCGATTATAAATTTTTGTACTACTTCCTCATTAGCAATTCATTTAAGAATGAGTCGAACCGAGTAATTACCGGCATGGGTGTTCCCCATCTAACGCAGCATTTTCTAAAAAATGTAGAGGTGCCAGTCCCACCCCTATCTGAGCAGCGCGAGATAGCAGACTACCTCGATTCCGTGTGCACCAAAATCGATCACGCCATAGAGCTCAATCGTAAGAAGATCGCCGCTCTGGGAGAACTCAAGACAACCTTGGTCTCCGATGTCGTCACCGGAAAGATGGATGTCCGAGGCGTCAAGGTCCCAGCACACGAACGAGTAGGGGATGACGCTGGGAACGAGCCGGAGGAGACGTACGAAGTCAGCTTCGGGGAGGAGGAATAGCCATGGCCTACACCGACACGACCGAACGCGGTCTGGAGAACATCGTCGAGGGTTGGCTCGTGAACCGTAACGGCTACGAGCAGGGCACGCTCCGTGACGAACGGAGTGGTTTCCACAACGACGGCTACAACCGCAAGTATGCCCTGGACGAGAGGCGGCTCCTGCGCTTCATCGAGGACACCCAACCTGCGGCTTGCCAGAAGCTGGGACTTGCCGCAGGCGGTCAGAAGCGCGCCTCCTTTCTCAATCGACTCTCCTCGGAGCTGCGCAAGCGTGGCGTCATCGACGTCCTGCGAAACGGCATCAAGATGTACCCCGCTGGGCAAATCACTCTCTACTACGCCACGCCGACCGAGGGCAACGCCCACGCAGCCGAGCTCTACGACGAGAATGTCTTCTCCGTCATGCGCCAGCTCCATTACTCGGAGACCGACCCCACCCTATCCATCGACCTCTGCATCTTTATTAACGGGCTACCGGTTTGCACCTTTGAGCTTAAGAATCACTACACCGGACAGAACACCACTGACGCCGTCGAGGAGTATAAGAACAACCGCAACCCACACGAAACTCTGTTCTCGTTCAAGAGGTGTGCCGCCCACTTCGCCGTAGACGACATGACGGTGGAGTTCTGCACCAAACTCGACGGTGAGAACAGCTGGTTCCTGCCCTTCAACAAGGGATACAAGGACGGCGCCGGAAACCCGCCCAACCCAGACGGTGTCATGACAGATTACCTATGGCGAAATATTCTGACCAAGCGCATGCTCTCGAACATCCTAGAGAACTACGCACAGGTAACCATTAGCCTAGACAAGAAGACCAAAAGGAAGTCAGAGAAGCAGATCTGGCCACGCTACCATCAGCTCGACTGCGTGGAGAAGCTGCTCGCCGACGTGCGAGAAAACGGTCTTGGCAAGCGATATCTAGTCCAGCATAGTGCCGGCAGCGGCAAGTCGAATTCTATTGCCTGGCTCGCGCACAAGCTCACCGAGCTAACGAGATTCGGGCGGCCCATGGTGGACTCCGTCATCGTAGTCACCGATCGGCGCATACTGGACAAGCAGATTCGCGACACGATACGCCAGTTCACACAAGTGAGCACCACTGTAGTGTGGGCATCACACTCCAACGACCTCAAGCGTGCCATCGAAGATGGCCGTCGCATCATAGTGACAACGGTTGAAAAGTTCCCCTACATTTCGCAGACCATTGGGGGCGCTGGGGCAGGGAAGCACTTCGCCATCATCATAGACGAGGCCCACTCGGGGCAGAGCGGGCGGAACTCGGCGAACATGAACCTCGCTCTATCGGGTGACACCATCGAGGGCGACGAGGATGCCGAGGATAAGATCAACAAGATCATCGAGGGGCGCAAGCTCGTAAAGAACTCGAGCTACTTCGCCTTCACCGCCACGCCAAAGAACAAGACAGAGGAGGCTTTCGGTACGCCCTATGAGGAGGACGGAACGATCAAGTACCGACCTTTCCACGTATATACGATGAAGCAGGCCATACAGGAGGGCTTCATCCTGGATGTGCTCAAGAACTACACGACCATCGACAGTTGGCATCGCATCGCCAAGAGGGTCGAGGACGATCCAGAGTTCGACAAGAAACGCGCCCAGAAAAAACTTCGCAACTTCGTAGAGGGGCAGCCTGACGTGGTGGCTAAGAAGGCCGCCATTATGGTTGAACACTTCCACGAACAGATCATCGCTAAGCACAAGCTCAACGGTCAGTCTCGAGCCATGGTGGTAACCGCGAGCATCCCCCGCTGCATTGAGTACTACTTCGCCATCAGCAAGTGCCTGGCAGATCGACACAGTCCTTACAAAGCCATTGTTGCCTTCTCGGGCGAGTGCAAGTACCAGGGAGCGGATCCCCCTCTGACTTCCGCAGGTATCAACGGTTTTCCAGACAAGGAGATTCCCGACCAGATAGAACATGATCCTTATCGGCTCCTCGTGGTAGCCGACATGTTCCAGACGGGCTACGACGAGCCACTCCTTCAGACGATGTACGTGGACAAGCCGCTCTACGATATAGCTGCCGTACAGACGCTATCGCGTCTTAACCGTTCTTGTCCTGGCAAGGATGAAGTCTACGTACTCGACTTCGCCAATAAGACAGGCGACATCGAAAAGGCTTTCTCCAAGTACTACAGGACCACAATTCTCTCGGGCCAGACAGATCCCAACAAGTTATATGACCTTGTCTCCGAGATGGACGCCCTCCAGGTCTTCACCGATGATGACGCGAATGAGGTCGTCGGGCGCTTCCTTAACGGTGCGGGACGCGCGCAGCTTGACGCTCTGCTTGACCCTATCGTCATGGCTTACAACGAGCTTCAGACCGACGACCAGGTAAAGTTCAAGAGCGCAGCAAAGGCCTTCGTGCGCACATACGGTTTCCTGGGAGCAATCCTGCCTTACGGCAATGTAGACTGGGAACGTCTGTCGATATTCCTGCACCTGCTAATCCCAAAGCTGCCCGCTCCCCGCGACGACGACCTCTCTGAAGGCATTGTCGCCGCCATCGATCTCAAGAGCTACCGTAACGAGGCCCAAGCTGCGATGTCCATCAAACTGGAAGACGAGGACGCCGAGATAGCACCCGTGCCTACGGGTGGCAACGGCCATATTGTCGAACCCGAGATGACCCCCTTGTCCAGAATCATCACAGACTTCAACAACCTATTTGGCAACATTAAGTGGAACGACGCGGACAACGTACAGCAGCAAATCCTGAGAATACCAGCCATGGTGTCAAGGGACGAGAAGTACCGCAACGCCATGCGCAATTCCGACGTGCAGGAGGCTAGGACCGAGAGCGAGAACGCACTACAGAAGGTCATATTCTCGATTATGTCGGACAACATGGAACTGTTCAAACAATTCCAGGACAATCCCGCCTTCAAGAAGTGGCTCTCGGACATGGTATTCAACCTCACATACAACAAAGAGGGAAAACCCTGGGAGCCGTCGGAGGAAGAAGCTCGGGACAAGGCGTAGTCCCAAAATAACCGGCGTTCCCTTGTGACGCGCCCGTAGCCTGTGGACACCGACAGGCCGCGGGCGCGTCGCTTCTGTGCGCTCGCATCGTAGAAGGGCGAGAGCATGGACGGTGAGCAGGATGGCGCGCAAGGCCAGGGGCGGCAGGAGCTCGAAGCGGGCGCGTCGCAGCACGAGGAGAACGCGCAGGCCGGCGAGAAGGACCCGCAGGGGCTGCTAGTCGGCCCGGGCGATGGCGACGGCAAGGGCGTGGGCGGCGACACGCACGGCGCGGCCGACTACAAGGCGGCGCTCGCGGCGAAGGACGCAGAGATAGCAGAGCTCCAGGCGAAGGTGGCCGAGGCGGCGCGCTCCGCGGAGGCGGCCGACGCCCTCAACGGGGAGATCGCGAAGCTGAGGCGCCAGCTCGAGGACGAGCGCACGGACTTCTCGCTCAGGGCGGCGGGCGCACGCTCGGTCAAGGCGGCCCGCGCGCTCCTGGCGGAGCACGACGGCGACGTCGCGGCGCTCGTGGAGGCCGAGCCCTGGCTCTTCGAGCGCGGGGGCGGCACTTCTCAAAACGGTTCACAAAGTAACGGCACCGGCGGCGCCGCGGGCGGCGGGTCGACGGGGCTCGAGCCGGCGGGCGCCTCGGGCGGAAAAGCCGAGGGCGAGCTCAGGCGCTGGGAGCGCATCGCGGGGCTCGCGGGCGACGGCGGCTCGGAAGGCGACGGAAAGCGCGGAAGCGGGAACGGAGAGTAGGCCATGGCGAACAGCATCGCGGCTATCAGGAACTACACGGCGGTCCTGGACCGCGTCTACCAGAGGGCGTCGGTGAGCTCGTGCCTGAACTCGCCCGCGTCGATGGCGCGCGCCGGGCGCAACGCGAAGGAGATCATGATCCCGAAGATCTCCGTCACGGGACTCGGCGACTACCAGCGAAACGTGGGCTACAAGACGGGCTCGATCGACTTCGCGTACGAGACGAAGACCTTCAACTACGACCGCGGCATCAAGCTCCTGGCCGACGTGATGGACGTCGAGGAGGCGGGCGTGATGGACTGCTTCGTCGCGGCGGGATCCGAGCTTCAGCGCACGCAGGTGGCGCCCGAGGCGGACGCGTTCACGTTCGCCTCCATCGCGGGGCACACGGGCGTGACCGTGCGCCAGGAGGACCTCTCCAAGGCGAAGGCCACCGACGTGCTGCAGGCCCTGCGCGACGTGACGAACGGGATGGACGAGGCGCAGGTGGACGACGGCGGGCGCATCCTCTTCATCACGCCGACGCTCAAGGGCGTGCTGGACGACTACTCGCTCGCGAACCCGGCGATGTCCAACCGCGTGCTCACGCGCTTCTCGCGCGTCGTGGAGGTGCCGCAGGCTCGCTTCTACACGAAGATCAAGCTGAACTCCGGCGACTCGAACCAGTTCGGCTACGCGAGGGGCGACGGCGGCCTTGCCATCAACTTCCTGGTCGTGGAGAGGAGCGCGGTGATCAAGTTCGACAAGCACGTGGCGAGCCGCGTCTTCAGTCCGGACGAGCTTGAGGACCTGGACAGCTACATGATGAAGTACCGCAAGTACGGCATCGTGGAGCTCCTGGACAACAAGCTCGACGGCGTGGCCGTGAGCGCCAAGCCGGCCGCGTAGCCATGGGCGCGCTGCGGGCGGGTGCGCCGTCCTTCTCGTCCTACCGCGACGCCTACGGCGGCACGCTCACGGCCGAGGCGTACGCGGAGGCGCTGCCGGCGGCCGTGCGCTGCGTGCGCGAGCTGACGGGCGGCGTGGGGCCGGCGGGGCTCGCCCCCGGCGACGCCGAGGCCTGGGGGCGCGCCTGCTGCGCCGCGGCCGACGCCTTCGCGGAGTTCGGCGAGGGGCGCGTGGGCGGCTACTCCATAGGCGACTTCAAGGTGACGAACTACATGGAGCGGGGCACGACGGGGCTCGAGGTGGCGCGCGCGGCGGCCCTGGGCGAGCTCGCCGGCACGGGCCTCGCCTTTTCCGGCGCGGGGAGGTGACGCCATGCGCTACCTGAGGCCGATTCCGACGCGGCTGCTCCCCGACGACATGCTGGTGTACCCGAGCGACGGGCGGGGCGGGCGCGGGCCGGCGCGCATGGTGCGGCACGTCCGCTTCGAGATGGAGGACGCGCTGGCGGGCGACGCCCACCGCGAGTCCGCCGTCTGCGGCCGGGTGATCGTGGACGCGGTGAGCTCGCGCGGGGCCTTCGAGGTCCCGGCGGGCAGCCGCGTGGTCGTGGGCGCGCTGCCGGGCATGGTGGTGCGCCGCTGCAAGCGGTGCTGCGTGGTGCGCGGGCAGGTGCACCACTGGGAGCTGGAGGTGGGCTGATGGGCGAGGCCGAGTGCGTGGTGGCGGCGCTGCGTGCGCTGGGACACGATAATGCCTTCGCGCTGCCGGTGGCGCCCCGCGTGTGCGAGGAGCCCGTCGTGGTGACGGCGGGGGCCTTCAGCCGCGAGTCGCTACAGGCGGACGGGAGCGAGCGCGGCCGGCGCGCCCTGGTGGCGCGCGTGTGCATGGACGACCCCGGCGACGCCGAGGCGACGGCGCGGGCGGTCGCGGCTGGGCTGCGGGCCACGGACTGGGCGGCGCTCTGCGAGGCGCGCGGCATCGTGCCGAGGGCGCTCGCCTGCGACGCGGCGCAGCCGGCCTACGCCGGGCGCGACGGGTCCGGCCGCTGGCTCTGGGACGTGGCGCTCTCGCTCACGGTGGTGTGCTGATGGCGGGCAGGGCGGATGCGCGGTCGGCCGCGAGGGACGGGCGCGGCGGGGCGGACACGGGCCGCCCGGGGGCGTGGGCCTCGCGCTCGGTCGTCGTGCGTGACGACGGGCGCGAGGGCGCGGCCGAGCGCGCGATCCGCGAGCGCCTGGAGCGCGAGCTGGCCCGCGAGAGGGCGAGGGGGCGTCTGTGAGCTCGATCATGTACGCCGGGCACGACCTGGGCGCCTACGTGACGGCGGACCTCGCCGAGCCCGTGGCGCACGCGGTGCGCGTGCGGACGGCGGAGGTGCCGGGGCGCGCGGGGCTGCTCCCGGTGTGGGGCGACGTGGAGCCGCTGAGACTCTCCGTGAACGTGTGGCTGGACCGCGGCACGATGGGCGCGCGACAGCTGATGGAGGCGAGGCGCACCCTGAGGGCGTGGCTCCTCTCCCCCGCGGGCGGGACGCTCGAGGTGCCGGGCGAGCCCGGGCTCGAGTGGCGCGACGCCGTGTGCGCGGGCGTCACGACCTGGAGCTCGCTCCTCTCCGACGGGCACGCGCGGGTGGAGTTCGACTGCCTGGACCCGATCGCGTACGGCGCGGCGCGGGAGACGACCGAGGCGACGCTCGAGGTGGGCGGCACGTGGGAGACGTGGCCCACCTACGAGCTGGTGGCCGCCGGCGGCGCGGGCGTGAGCGTGACCGAGGGCGGCGTCGGCGTGACCGTGGGACGGACGCTCCGCGCGGGCGACCGCGTGACGATCGACTGCGCGGCCCAGTCGTGCACGGTGAACGGGACGGACGCGCTCGCCGACGTGGGCCTGGGGAGCGACTTCCCGTCCCTCTCGCCCGGGCGCCATTATCTGCAGTTTGGCGGCTGCGCCTCGCACGTGGCGCGCTGGCGGGAGAGGTGGGCGTGATGGCGGCTCCGACGCTCTTCCGCTTCGACCGCTGGGACGAGCGCGTGGGGATACTCACGCCCGCGGGCGCGGTGACGCACGCCGAGGAGATCGGCGGCGAGGACTCGATCGACCTGGACTGCGCGGCGGCGCCCCAGAAGGGCGACCGGCTGCTCTGGCGCGACCCCGAGGGCGGGCAGTGGCGCGAGCACGTGGTGACCCGCACGTCCGAGCGGATGGGCGGGCTCTGCCACGTGCACGCCGAGTGGGCCCTGGGCGAGCTCCTGCGCGACTACGTGGAGGAGGAGCAGCTGGTGTCCCGCACGGCGGCGCAGGCGATGGCCGCGGTGCTCTCGCACACGCGCTGGGGCATGGGCGAGGTGAGCGTGGGCACGGCCAAGCGCGGCTGCATGATCTACCACACGAACGCGCTCGCGGCCCTCAGGCGCGTCGAGGAGGTCTGGGGCGGCGAGCTCGAGTGCCGCGTCGCCGTCTCCGGCGGGCGCGTGGCGGGCAGGACCGTGTCACTCCTGAGGAGGCGCGGCGGGTGGCACGGCGCGCGCTTCTCGTACGGGAGGAACCTCGTGGTCTGCACGCGGACCGTGCTCGACGCCGAGGTGCTGACGGCGCTCTACGGCTGGGGGCGCGGCCTCGAGATCAGGGACGAGGAAGGAAACCCCACGGGCGGCTACACGCGGAGGCTCTCCTTCGGCGACGTGAACGGCGGCGTCAAGTGGGTTGGCGACGAGGCGGCGCGCCTCGAGTGGGGCCGCTGGGACGCGACGCGCACGACGCGCGTGCACGCCTTCGGCGACGTGGTGTTCCCGAACTGCCAGGACCCCAACGAGCTTCTGATCCTGACGCGCGAGGCGCTGGCCAGGGCGAAGGTCCCCAAGGTGAGCTACGCCTGCGACGTGGCGGACGTGGAGGGCCCCGCCGTGGGGCTGGGCGACGACGTGGCCGTCGTGGACGCGTCGCGCGACCCGGCCTGGCACCTGCGCGTGCGCTGCGTGCGCCGCGAGCGGGAGCTGGGGCCGGGCGCGACGCGCGCGAGGGTGACGCTGGGCACGGTGGCGACGACGACGTAGGGAGTGGACTGCATGGCGGACGCGACGACGCACACGCTGGACGAGCTCATGGCGACGGACGGGCTCGCGACGGTGACCTGGGAGGCCTGCGACTCGATCGCGGGCGGCGAGCTGAGGGCGTCCCCCGCGGACGCGCGCGGGCGCGGCATGGCGCTCTACGCGCGGCGCGGGGGGCGCCCGCTCGACCTCTCGGGCGGGAGGCTCTACCTGGCCTGGCGCCACCGCGAGGCGGGGACGCGCGGCATCGAGCCCATGGAGGTGACGGACACCGCCTCGGGCGCGGCGCGCGTCTGGTGGCCGGCGGCGATGGCCTCCGACGAGGGCACGGCCGACTGCCAGGTGGTGCTGACCTGGGGCGAGGGGCGCTCGGTCTCCTCCCCCACGTTCAGCGTGGCCGTGGGGCCGGCCCTCATGGGCACGCTCGCCACGCGCGACGGCTTCACGCTCTTCGCGGGGGCGATCAGGCGCTACGAGACCGCGACGGCCGAGCTCCTGGCGCTCACGGCGGAGATCCGCGACGCGAAGGAGGCCGGCGAGCTGAACGGCGGCGGGACCGGCGGCGGCACGGGAGAGCGCGGGCCGGCCGGCCGCGACGGGCGCGACGGAAAGGACGGCGTGTCCTGCACGCACAGCTGGAACGGCACCGTGCTCACGGTGACGAGCGCCTCCGGCACGAGCAGCGCCGACCTGCGCGGTCCCAAGGGCGACAAGGGCGACACCGGCCCCCAGGGACCGAAGGGCGACGGGATCTCGTACTCCGACCTCACGCCGGAGCAGCTCGCGAACATCAAGGGGCCCAAGGGCGACGCGGGCGCGGACGGCAGGGACGGGCGCGACGGCACCGACGGCGTCTCGTGCACGCACAGCTGGAACGGCACCGTGCTCACCGTGACGAGCGCGTCGGGCACGAGCAGCGCGGACCTGCGCGGCCCCAAGGGCGCGAAGGGCGAGAAGGGCGCCACGGGCGAGACCGGCCCGCAGGGGCCCGAGGGGCCGGCCGGGCCGCAGGGGCCGCAGGGACCCGCGGGCAAGGACGGCAGCGCCACCGTCGACCTCTCCGCGTACGCGACCATGGCGTGGGTGCAGGAGACGTTCCCCGACCTGACGGGGGTGAGCTTCTGATGGCCAAGGGCGTGGTGGCGACCGCGGCGCTGCTGGACATAGCGAACGCGATACGCGCGAAGGGCGGCACGTCCGCGAAGCTCAGGCCCGGGGACATGGCCGCGGCCGTGACGGCGCTTGACGGGAAGGACGCGGGCGGCGCCGAGACGCTCAAGTACCTGGGCACCAAGGGCGGGCTCGTGGAGGGGGCGGACCTCACGGCCCTGGCCGACGCGATCCGCGCGAAGGGCGGGACCACGGCCAAGCTCAAGCCGGGCGAGATGGCGGCGGCGATCCGCGCGCTCTCGTTCGCGTCCGGCCCGGTGCCGCGCGCGGTGCTCCTGAAGGACGGGACGCTCGAGTTCAACTGCCTGGACGGGGTGAGGTCCACGACCGGCGGCGAGGTCGCGTCCTCGTGGCAGCTGGACCCGGCCGGCTACGCCTCCGCCATGGACCGCCCCTGGGACGCGGACAAGAAGAAGGTCAAGAGGGCCGTGATCGACTCCTCGATGAAGTCTGCCGGCGTGAAGAGCGCCGCGTACTGGTTCAACGGCATGGAGGCGCTGACGAGCGTCACGGGCCTCGAGTCGCTGGCCGGCGTCGAGGACACGACGATGATGTTCGCGAGCTGCCCCTGGCTCGAGAGCGTGTTCGCGACGTCCTTCGACAACTCGACGATCAAGCGCTCCTCGAGCATGTTCTACGGCTGCAACAGGCTCGTGGGCGGAACCGGGACCTGCCCCACGTCCACGAGCGACGCGAAGGTCTGCAAGCTCGGGAGCGGCGGCGTGCTGACGGACCCCGCGAACGACACGAGGACCTGGGTCAGGGCGACGCTCTTCTCCGACGGCGAGCTCGTCATCTCCTCGGGCGAGGCGACCGCGAACGGCAGGGACACCCTCGCCGCCGGCAGGCTCTGCCCCGACGCGAGCTACAAGTCCGTCGCGGCGAACCCCGTCTACGACCAGCGCTCGCGCGCGACGTCGCTCACGTTCGCCGACGACCTCGCCGGCAGGTCCGTCCACAACCTCGGCTACTGGTTCTACGGCTTCACCGAGCTCACGGACGTGAGGGGGCTCTACAACCTGACGGATCCCTGGGCGATGGAGCAGACGTTCAACGGCTGCACCGGACTCGTCACGCTCGACATGACGGGGATGTCCACCACGAACCTCGTCGACATCCCCTTCCTCTTCGCGGGCTGCAAGAACCTCAAGACCATATACGCGCAGTCCGGCTTCTACTACCAGTACGGCGCCACGTACTCCGCGAACGCCTTCTACAACTGCACGTCGCTCGTCGGCGGTGCCGGCACGGCATACAGCCCCAGCCTGACCTCAGGCGTCTACCTGCGAGTCGACGGCGAGATGGGCGTGGGCTACCTGACCGCCAAATCCTAGGCGTCTGGCGAGGGGGCCGTCCTTCTCGCCCTGCCTGTGACCTGCTGGGAGCATTGGCGTCGCAGGGACGTCGTTTGGGGGGCGGTGCATGGAGTCGATCGTGGTGGCTTTGATCGGGGGCGCGGTGACGCTCGCCGGGGTGATGGCGAGCAACTCGCGCTCCCGGGCCGTGATGGAGGAGAAGATCGACGAGCTGGCGCGCCGCGTCGACAAGCACAACTGCCTGGTGGAGCGCACGTACGCGCTCGAGCGGGAGACCGCCCTCCTGAGAAACGACGTCGACGGGATCGCGAGGAGGGAGAAGTGATGCAGGACTTCCTGACCGGCAACGAGTGGTGGTGGCGCCTGGCGCGCACGGTGGCCCAGGGCGTCCTGGGCGTGGTGGTGGCGAACCTGGACCTGATCGCGGGCACGCTGGCGCTGCCGCCGGAGTGGCGCGCGCTCGTGGTGGCGCTGGTGATGGCCGTGCTCTCGCCCGTGATGGCGGAGCTGGGCAAGCACGTCGACGCCGCGGACGGGGGCGGTGCCGCATGAGCGGGGCCTGCCGCGTGTGCGGGCCGGACCCCGAGCCCGTGCCGACGCCCGAGAACCTGGACGCGATCGAGCGCGGCCCCGAGGGCTGCGACGGGGGCGAGGACGATGGCTGACGTGTGCGAGTTCATCCAGTGCGACCGCCGCAACTACACGCCGGGGCGCGGCGGGCAGCGCGTGCGCCGCGTGGTCGTGCACTACACCGGGGCCAAGGGGAACGCGCACGAGAACCTGGTGTACTTCTCGCGCAACCGCTGCGGCGCCTCCGCGCACTACTTCATAGGCAAGGGCGGGGACGTCCGCCAGAGCGTGCGCGAGTCCGACACCGCCTGGCACGCCGGCAACTGGGGCATGAACCTCATGAGCGTGGGCATCGAGGTCTGCAGTGCTGGCGAGGACTTCACGGAGGCGCAGGTGGCGAGCCTGGCGTCGCTCGTGGGCGACCTCATGCGCCGCTACGGCATACCCGCGTCCGGCGTGATCCGCCACTACGACGTGACGGGCAAGCGCTGCCCGGCGCCCTACGTGGACGCGGGCAAGTGGGCGCGCCTGCACGCGAGGATCACGGGCGGGGGTGCCACGACCGCGCCCGCGAAGGCGGCGCCCGCAGGTGGCTCCGGCGGGGGCGCCTCCGGCGGGGGCTTCCTCGTGCGCGTGACGGCGGACGCACTGAACGTGCGCAGCGGCCCCGGCGCTCACTTCCCCAAGGCGGGCTGCATCCGCGACCGCGGCACCTACACGATCGTCGAGGCGCGCGATTGCTGGGGTCGCCTGAAGAGCGGCGCGGGCTGGATCTGCCTGAACTACACGACGCGCGCCGGGAACTCTGGCCCCTCCCCCACCGTGAACGTGGACGCGCTCGCGCGCGCCGTGATCCGCGGCGAGTACGGCACCGGCGCGGAGAGACGCCGCCGCCTGGGGATGAGCTACGAGGCCGTGCAGCGCCGCGTGAACGAGATCCTCAGATGAGGCGCGAGGGGCTCCGGTGGGCGGTCGCGGTCGCCGTAGCCGTGCTGCTCTGCGTCGCGCTCGCTCCGGTGGCGCTCGGGCTCAGGGCGTTCGCGAGGGTGCGGGGGCGCTGA